TCCTTTACTTCATAAACAACAATTGGCGCGGTGCTTACCTTGTTAATGATTAAGTTGATAATTGCGTAAAGGTCAGAGTTAAGGTAAAGACCTTTTTCGATAAAATTTTGCGTTGTTGGTGCGGTCCAAATCACGTTGTTTCCCAAGTAAGGGAAAACCGCGTTTAAATATGTGGAATCTTTTTGGTTAAAGCCTAGCGCTGCTTTAATTCTATCAATGTAATTCATTCCGTTTGCTTTTTTTGTAAAAATAGGCTATTAAAATAAAAAAATCATTCAATATTCTAAACGTGCCAAAAATCTTGGCTTGTTAACATTAATTCGGTAAATCCCCAAACCATTGCGTCGACGCGGTCAGGCGATTTGCCTTTGTCAGGTTCAAAGGTAACCATTTGATTTTCTAACAATGGGAAACTGCCAACGTGAAATATTTTGTGCTGTTCATAAAGCGAATAAATTGGCTCTGCCCTTACAAATTTTCCTTTTGTTGCAGTTACAAGTTTTATTCTTGCGGTCGTGTTTTGTGACCTCAAAACGTTTTCGACCATGTCACCGCCTTGGTTTTTTTCAGCAACCACGCAATCAGCATTCCAATTTTTAAACGCTTGTAAGGCAACTGTTGCCCATTCCGTTGGCGAATATTTACCGCTAAGGTCCTCTAAAACGTAACCTTTGCCGTTGGCGTCTTTACCGCAAACAATTATACCAGTTTCGTCGCTTTCCATTGACGCGGTCGTTGCTGGGTCAATAGCGACAACAATACGCGAAAGTTCTGGCTTAGAGGTTACCCTTGCGCGTTCAATAATCGGTCGATTCCAAAGTAATCCCTCGGCATCGTCTAGCCATTTACCCAAAAATAAATGCTCGTAACGGTGTTCGTTTTCTTGCTTAACTCGCTTTGCCTGATCAATAAATGACTGGCTTAAATTATGCTCGTTATCCAAATAGGTCGTGTGGATGTAACTTGTATCGTTTCGCGTATGCTTTACAAATCGGTTATAAATCCAATGACTTTTATAACTTGGATTCATTACCAAAATAACGCGGTTTGGCTTATTTACTGCACGAATTGAAAGGTCGATGCGGTCAAAAACGTCCTCGTCCATTAATTCCTCCGATTCGTCAAGAATAAAAGTCGTAACGCCAGCAATTGACTTTAAGTTAGCGGTTGCGGTCCCTTGGCTGGTTTTTATGCCACGAAATAAAATCTTTGATCCTGTAGCCTTGTTAATAATTTCGCTTTGGGTAATTTCAAAGTCCTCCGCCTTATTCATTAACTCAATTTTGTCGATAAATTCAGGGATGATTGAAATAAACGCACTTGTAAGCGTCCAACGGGTAAACAGAATAACGTGGCCCTCCTCGTAAGTTAGGTTTAACAGAAACATTGACAACGTCCACGACTTGCCCGAACCACGACCGCCAGTAATTAGGTAATACCGCGTTTTAGGCGCCTCTAAAAATAGCGGCTCATATTTGTCAATTATTTGGATTTTATCCATTCGATTGGCGGCGTTACTTTCTCGCCTTGGGTTGTTACGTCAACGACTTGCTTAGGCATTCCAAAACGATAATTCAGCCAGCATTTAATTGCCTGAATGTCGCCGTCTTGGCATTTAACCCAAAGCGCACGCCAAGCGTCCTCAGGGACTGCAATCGCATCCATTTGCTCAATTATTTTTATTTCGTCGGCCTTTGGCTTTCTGCCTGAGCCTGGTATATATCCGCCTTTTCCAGCCATTGGTTTTAATCGGTTAATCGATTGTCAAAGATAAAAAAAAGCCTAACCAAAGTTAGGCCTTATCAAATACCATTATTGTGTATCCAAACCACGACGCATTTGTTGCCGCGTTCCTAATCGTTTGGGAGTCCTTTTGATTGTGCTTAAATCCTCGGTCCTCAATTTGGCCAATAATGTAGTCGTTGTTTTTGCAGTTAACGTGACCGCTTCCACCTTGTCCCTCGACTGCCCAACTAATAACCAAATGCTTTTTGGCGTGCTTGGTAATGTTGTCAATAAATTGATCCTCAAATTCCGCTGGGATATGCTCGCCAACCTCTAAAGCAATAACAACATCAAATTTTTTACCTAAATAAAATTGCTTAGATAGGTCCAACACCTTTGCAATTCCACCGCTTAGCGTTTCCGTGTTTGGATTTCCATCGTATGCCTCAACCTTGTAACCATCGGCTTTAAAAGCCTTTGCATAGTCACCTAAACCACAACCAAAGTCGACAACTGTCTTGGCTTGTTTATCTGCTAAATACTGCGACAATGCCGCGCAAATGCTGCGGTCGTGAATGTGTCCTGTTTCGTCTGTTGTCTCCCAAAATCCTAAATCGTTGATCTGCATTTTTATTTTTTTTTAAAGTTAGAAAAAAAACCTTGACTGATTAGCCAAGGCTTTTAACAAACATAAACCCAAAAAAACTACATTAATAATATTGTTTGCCCAGTTGGCTCACCTACAAAATTGCAAAGTTTGCCGTTCCATTCAAATCTAACTTCTTTCTCGCGCCCTTGGTAAGCGGCTGCCAATGTCCTAATTTGACGTTGCACAAGTTCAATGCACTCAAATTTCCCTTTGCCTTTGTTTGACCATGGGGACCATTGACCGTCTCGTAATCGGTAACGTATTTCTAACGAATAATCGGGCTTTGTAACTGGCAAACCTTTAGGCATCTTTTTGCTTTATTACTACCTCCAAACCAATTTCGTCGCAAATCTTTCGCAAGTTCAAAAGGCTAATCGATTCCAAGCCATTTTCGACGTGGTTAATTGGCGCGTGACTCAATCCAATTTTCTTGCACAAATCCAGTTGGTTGTAACCAGCGGCTTTGCGTGCTTTTTTAATTAGTAAACCCTCGTAAATGCTCATTTGCTTAATCTTTCTGCAAATATAGAATTCAAATTTAAATCCAAGTTAAAACAAAGATTTTTGTTTAAAACGGCAGTAAATTATAAATCCCCATTTGTATAAATTCCTCGCCTTTCTTTACAATGCATTTGCGAACGTTTAACTCAAAAACTTTCGAATCGTTAAAGCCGTATTTCTTCTGCGCAATATCCATTAATAACTTAACTGGGTTGTCCAAGTCACTCGCCTGGTTGCTAAATCCAAAAAAAAACTCAACTCTAAGCATTTGGTTTGGATCAATATTTTTCGGCGGCATTTGCAAAAGCATTGCCTTTTCATAGTCTTTGTAGGCTTGCGTTTTAAAACGTTTCCCTTGCCAAGCCAAATTAACGCTTAAAGGCTTTTCGTTTATCTTAAATTGAATCATTTTTTAAGCGCTACATTCTGAAAAAACTTCGCAACTATCACCTCCTAATAAATCCAATTGATAAGAATATTCATTTGAATCGTTTTTTATTTTTCCGTTCCAATTTTTTGCTTGAGAAATTATATCTTCAGCACTTCTGTTATTTCTAAAAAAAGTTCTATTTGAAAAATTTAAATCTTTATCGAATTCGTTCCCAATTCTTGGATATTTTTCTTCCATTTTACGCATAAAATCAAATGATTTTGGATTGTCTTTATATATTTGAAATAATTTTTTATCTGATTTTTTCCAACAAGTAATGCAATTTCCCTGATAACCTTTTAATTCTAGCCTAAATGGCATTTGTTTCCAAAAAAAATTAATCATTTGTTTGCTTGCTGGGATCATATTTTGATTAATTAAAGGATAAATTAACATCATATCTTTTGATTTTGGATTTATTCTATCAGCCTCATCTATTCTTATACCAATAGCGGTGTCATATTTTTCTCCATTAAAAAAATCTTTTGCAAATGCTTTTATTGGATTTTGTTTTAATTCACGAGTACAATGAGGCGCCGCCTGGTTTGGTATACCATATTTTTTTATCATTAATTCAAAAGGCTCACCTTTACGACTGGCGTTATTAAAATTAGTTAAAAAATAAGATGTGCCTTTTCCCTTTTCAAAATTTACGTTTGATTCGACCCATTTTATATTTAAATTCCAATACTCATCGCATTTTTTTGTAAACTGTAAAGTTTCCTCATTTTCAAGACCAGTATTTGCAAAAACATAAATTATATTTTCATAACTATTTTGCAAATGTTTTTTTATCCATTGAGACATAAACGCTGAGGTTTCACCTCCAGAAAATGAAACTAATAAATTTTTTTTCATATTTATTTATTTACAACGCTCGTAAATCCAAGACCAAGCCAACGTCCACAATGCCAGCAAAACTATAAAAAGCAAAAGGCTGGCAATTTTTAGCAGCGTTAGCAAGCAAATGCC